CGCATACCGCTTTCCGGCTTCGCTCTCCGGGTCTGCCGCGAATGTGGCCTCCATCTCGCGGTCAAGCTCGTTGTAGCGGATCACCTTGTTTTGGTCTGCCTTGTCGAGGCTGTTGAGGATCCTGCTGTAAAGCTCCTGCGCGCGGTCGCTTGCCGTGTCGCCGTTCTCATACTCGCGTGCCGCCCAGTACTCCGGGCTTGCTCCGCTCTCCCAGCCCTCGATCTGCTGGATCGCGTGCTGGATCTCGTGCAGCATGGTCCCGACTTTCGCGCTGTCTCCCGGCTTGTCCTCGGAGATCGTGATGGTGTTGGTGCTCTGGTCATAGCTTCCGTTCTTGCTTCCTGTGTCGCTCTCCAGCCGGACCTTGACGTCCCGCAGCTCCGGGTACGCCTCATAGAGCGAGTCATGCTGCAGCACGTCCGCAAGCGTTGCGTTCCCGCTTTCTACTCGCTCTCGCAGCCGCGCATACTCTCCGCTCCAGATATCATCCAGCTGCTCCATGCGCTGCATTTCGCTTTCGCTGATCGTTCCCTCAAACATCTTCTGCAGCAGGTCCTGATATTCCGCATAGTCTGCATGAGCCTCCCGGAACTGCGCATCTCCGCCGCCGCGGTATTCCGCCTCGCTGTTATCGATCTCAAAGCGCCAGCTCTGGCCGTCCATGGTGCGCGTCCATCCGGTCTCCTGCCAGATTTCCTCGCTGCTCGCGCCCTCCTGCTCCATCTGCTCGGCGAGCTGCAGCGTCTGTGAGTTCGCCGTTCTGGCCTTCTGCCCGGCAAGCGAAAATCGCCCCTCCGGGCTTCCCCTCGTCTCCTGCGAGGTCTGCGCCGGTTCGGACGCCCGCTCGCTCTGCTGCACTTCGCTCTGCACAGCCTCCGTGAACTGCGTCGCGCCCGCGCGGAACCGGTTCATGCCGGCGTAGGCGTCTGCGAGGACCTCCTCGTAAACGTCCTCCATGCTCTGGTAGGCCCCGCTGTAGCTCTGCACATACTCGCGCGCCACCTGCTCAAATGCTTCCTCGCCGAACGTCTCCCGGACCTTTTGCAGCGCCTGCTGCACGAGGGCCGGGTCTTTGTTTCCCCGGACGTGGAAGAGCTCATGCTGCGCCAGCTGCCCGCCGTCATACTGGATGTCCGTCGCGCTGACGACGGCGCGCTTCACCGCCGCGTCATATACGCCGTTGATGCGCATCAGCTGGTCTCCCCGCTGCATGGCCATCGATCCGCGCACAAAGACGACGTCCACGCCGAGCTCCGCCCCAGCCTGCTTT